GCACTATTTTCTTTAATAGATTTAATACTATTTTTTAAGTATCTAAGATTGTTTTTGCTTGGGATACAAAAAGTTATTTTATTCATATCAAACCCAATGTGTAAATTTAACTCCAATTTTTTCAATTTCTTTTATCAATTCAATTGTACTGTTTTTATCTTCCCCATTTTCTAAAATAGGATACATATCTTTGTGTGAATGAAACTCTACAAATAAATCATTTAGATATTGAATTGAATTATCTTCTATCATTTTTCTCAAAACAGCATATTCCGCACCTTCTATATCCATTTTAACAACTATAAAATCATCTTTAGAAAAATTTTGTATTATAAATTCGCTAAAATCCAAACACATTACATCAATAGAGCCATAGTAATTTTTTCCTATATGGTTTTTATATATAGATGATGAATCGGTGTTTGGGTATGCAATATTAAACGTAATTATTTCATTATTAGTATATATTGCTTTATTAATGTAATGAATATTATTGTGAATATTTTGTTCGTTGTGCTCTTGCCATAAATAAGTGTTAGGTTCAAATGAGTATATTTCCCAACTACTATCCATATTATACATTTGTATGAATTTCATTAAACCCTCTGCCAAATGCGTCCCGCAATCTAAAAATATTTTTTTCATACTATCTAATTATTATTTTGGTAAACACAATAAGTTATGACCAGATTTCGGTGATATATCAGTATGTGTTTTAATTTTATTTCCTAAATTGTTAATATCAAATACACCATTACGTTCATCATAGCACTCATAGTTTAAATCGGCTATAACATATAATAGTTCATCTATTTCTTTAAAATTTAAACCATCGTATAATTCTGTTATTAATACAGGTTTACATTCAGTTATAATAGGTTTAAGGGTTGGAATTATATTTTTATCATGTCCTTCAGCATCTATTTTGATTAAACTAATATTATTTATTAAATTATTGTGGTGTTCTTTTAAAAAATCGGCTGTATTTACAGCAAAAACATCCAATGGAATAGTATGGCCGGTGACCCCGATACCAGCATTTAAAGATTCCGCGTATCCGCCATTACAAAAACCATAGTCGGAATAATGAAAGGTTAAGTTTGTATTTTTTGTAGAACATGCTAAATTGTAAGGAATAATATTTTGATGTATGGTTGAATTTAATTCCAACACTTCATAAGCAACTGGATTTGGTTCGAATGAAATAACTTTATTTGCAAATAGTGAAAAAGCTATGGACATATTTCCTACTTGGGCACCAATATCTATTACATTTGAATTTGGTCTAATTAACTTCTTTATATTATTTAATATGGTATTGGTAAATAATTCGCGTTGCTCCCAATTTCCTTGATATGGGTGATTCCATTTATAATATTTAAAATTATATTCAATAATATTGTAATTAACAATACTGCTTGAATAGTGAAAGTTATTTTTTTTTAAAAATTGTATAACTTCTTCTCTGTATTCTTTAATTTCTTTTAACATAAAATTTTATTTTTAAATTTTTCTAATTCATTTAAAAGATTTGCTTCAGCGTGTCTTTTAAACTCCAATTGCTTATCAATTAAGTGTAAATATTTTTGATATGGATTATGGCGGTATTTAAAATTTTCTATAACTATTACTTCTTCTAGCACAAATTGTTGTATATTGTAATTACAGTTCTTCATTATATCACAACACAACATAACATATGTATCATCCACGCCATATGGTCCAAATGAATCAGGAATATCTGTTAATTTTAATAATTTAGTGGATAGCAAATTAAACCAACCACCACCGAATTTAAAATAATTTATACTTTTTAAATTTACATCACCACTAAAAGAATAGTTGACAATTTTAAAAGGATCAACATTCCTATATCTTTCTAAATTTGGTGATAAATTGATAAAATTTTTGTTTACTAAAGAATCCCAACTATTATCCCACATTTTCATTATTTCCGGTGATATAACGTAATAATCAATATTAATTTTTTTAGAAGATTCTATCAAATAAAAAAAATGCTCGGGTTTAAATATAACATCACAATCTAAATAAAGAATATTATCAGAGGTGGTTGAACGTACAGCTTCTCTTCTTTTATCATCACACCCCATACATTTATTATCATCATCAATCACAAACTGAATTTCCGCCCAATCCCACAATTTTTTTATTTGATTAAATTTATCGATGAAAAATTGTTTAGGTATTTGTGATTTTTTCCAGTCAACTAAATTTAAATTTAAAGTGGTATCTATTATTATTTTATCTTCCGGATTGAGATAATAACTACCAATTTTAAATTGTAATGATTGCCATTCAAACCAGTCTATTTCATGTGGTAGTAGATGAACTACTATATGCGTTTTCATTTTAGTAAATGTTTAAATTTATTTTTGTTTATTTTTATATATTCGGGCAAGTTTACATTATCTATCCAATATTTAAATTCATTTCTACCCAGAATATCTGTATTATTTTTTAAACTGTTAGAAATGCTGTTTTTAATATAATCATTATTATATTCTTGATGGCCAAAGTTTTCTATTTTGGTTTTAATTCTATCAACACCACCTTGATAAGAAAAATGCCAACCAGCATTATCAATATAGGTGTATGTAGTTTTATTTGGAGTATCTAAGTGATTTACACTTGCATTTTTAATATTTTTAAATTTACTATAATAAGTTCCGGCCCATTCTTCACTACTACGCATGTTAAGATACATAGAAAAAACCAATTGTTTACACTTATATATTTGATTATCATCTATAACATAACTAATATTTGGATTCCAAATTTCATCCAAATCCGATATATAGCACACGTCATCATCGGCAATTCCAGCATTAATTAAAGCATCTTTCATACATTCTTTTTGATAAAATTCACGCATCCAATGAAACTGCCCATATGGTACATTTGTAGTAGTTAAACAATTCAAATATTTTTGTTTATCAATAGTTGTTGATGCATTCAAAAATCTGAATTGAAGCTCCTCATACGATTTTGGGGTATCATCAACTATATGATGTATTATTTTGTGTGCATATTTTTTAAATAATTCTTTATTTTCATCATAAAATAATTTTTTATTTAATCCAGAAAAAGAAATGTTTGATTCAACAATTACAAATTTATCTACAACATTTTCAAGTGTATTTAATCTAATTTCTAATAATTCTAATTCATTAAAGAATATAAAGCAATCGTATATCATTTTAAGTAAATTTTTGTTTGATTAATAAATAAATTTAATTCTCTTTTACATTCATCGTATGTTTGTAAATTTCCAAATCTATCCATATAAATAAAATCTTTATATAAATTACAACCCATAGACCAATACCCGTTAGATATATTATGTCTTGCCCAATATTTTGGAGCAATAATTAATTTTGCTAACTCATTTGTTAAAGCTGGGAAATATCCAAAGCTAGAGTTGGATAAAATTAACCACTTTGCGTTTTTTATTATTGAATAATCCTCCCCAACACCCATGTGAAAAACATTATCGGATAACTCAGGTAATAAATTTTTTACACAATTTGGATTTTCGGTAATTACAGCAAAAGTCATTTGGGGATTAATACTTAGCATATGATTAATAGCATTAACCCAATATGTTCTAGATAAAAATAATGTATCATCACCCTCATAGTCCCGTATATTTAAAATACACACATCATCATTTGAAAAATCATATATATCATATTCGGGCTTAACACATAACCATTTTTTAATATCATTTTTATAATCATAAAAATAATCTTCCGATTGTAATAATCCATCTATTTTGCAATTATCATGTAACGATAACACATTATAATCAGTCAACCGTATATCACACCCTATAGTTGCATCGTGCTGACTAGTATTTAATTTGATTCTACATTCTTTTTCTTTGTAGTAATTAGTAATTGCGCTAATATCAACAGGCAATCCTAAATCCAAATCCATAAAATACACTCCTTTATCGTTGTATCTTCTATCTCCAAAGTTTTCTAAACCAGTGAAACCAAATTCATACCCATTGCGTAGTGCAATAGCTCTTGTTGTAACATATACAGCAAGTTGGTTTCCAAAACCCTGTCCATAATAAAATTCGGTTGTTATCATTAGATATAAATTTTATAGTTAATTGGATATTAAGTTATTATAATTATGATTTTTTCCATGAAAGCCAAATGTTAATATACCATTATTTTCCGGTATTGGTGTTTCAAAAGAAAATTTTGATGCAACATCAATTGGTGCAAATTTACAACCATTTGCTTCATAAATGTGCTTGTTATGACAACAAAAAAATCCATCTTCGTTGTAAAACCCAAAGTAAGACTTCCACTCAAGATCCAATTCACTAGCTAATCTAAGTAGTTTTTTACTTCGCAGTGAAAAACCACCATTTCCAACTCGTTGTAAGTTACCATAACTATCTTTAAATGAAAAATCATCTTCAGGTATTGGCCACGGAGCTCCTATATAATCATATTCTAAAAACAAACCATCCCATTGTTCTGCATTAACAACAAACCCATCCTCTTGTATAATAAGGGCAAATTCAGTATTAATATATTTATGTAATTCATATACAATAAATTTACTGTATTCATCGGTATTTAGTATGGGGTTAATTTTAATAACATCTATATTATCTAACACACATTCTTCACTTGTTAATAATAAAACATTTTTAAATTCAATATTTTTTACAGAATATTGTAACGCTTTTATAGCACGTTGCACATTAACAGATGTAACACATACTAGTGTAACATTTTCTAAATACTTTTTGTATTTTTTAGTAATGTAGTGCACTTCTTTTTCTATAATTTTATCATTAACTATTGTATTTGTTGTTCTGTTAGGATGTTCTCTATTTACAACAGTAACATAGTTACAAATACTTGGTAGTCCAAATTTATCATACAAACGTTTATAATAGTCAACATCAACCAACCATATTAGATTTTCATCAAACTCCAAAACATTTTTATTTTTAAACATTAAAACACTGGGTGAACTAATAGTATTTTCACCATAATGAATATTATCGTGATATTTAGGATATACTGTGTTGTAAAAATTTATTCCATCATTGGAATGACAGCAAGCTGTCACCATCCAATGGTTGTAATTTCCTACAAAATGATATATTTGATAGTATAAACTGTTTTCATCTACCAAAAAATCATCTTGACAAAGTATTTTTATAACATCACCCGAAGCCTTTGATATTACATTGTTTAAATTGGGCGCAAGTGTTCCGTATTTTTTTTGATAAAAAAAGTGTTTTATATTTAATTTATTAGACCATTCATAACACAAATTTTTTATTTCATCATTTTTACTATGATCTGAAATAATAATTTCAAAGTTAGTGTAAGTTTGTTTGGCTAATTTTTGAAAAGAAAAATCTAAATATTTTTTTCCGTTTCCACCCATTTCATATGTTGGTATGCATACACTAATTAAAGGTAAATTATTCATTTTAAAAAACTTTTTTTAATTTGCTTATATTCATTGTAATGTTATTTGGCGCATTAATTGGTGCGTTGATGGGTTTTGTATCAAATTCTTTTTTTGTAAGACTATGCCAAGTTTTTATTTCAGTACCTACATTATAAATACCAAAACAATTTTTATAAATTAACTTTATAATTAACTCTGATATTTTATTTACATAATCACCATTTGTAAATTGATTATCCCATGCGTTTTTATATGGAAATGGGTATGGTTTATGAGATGTTCTAACTATTAAATAGTTTTTACATTTTAATTGTATGTGGGCATCACCAAGTAATTTTGTGTAACCATACCAGGTTTCTAAATGAACAGGAACATCTTCCTCTGATGCTTCTGTTTTAGAATTTGCATAAATATAATCAGTAGATATGTGAACAAGTTTTTTTCCTGTCTCATTACAAAAATTTACTAATGTATCAACAAACTCATAATTTACTTTCCAATGCAATTCTTTATTATTTGAATATGTGTCTGTATTTGCTATGCAATTAATGATAACGTCATATTCAGAAAGTTTAAACATCCATTGGTTAAAGTCAAAAATATCTATTCCATCTTTTTTTCTTGAAATATAATCCCAATTAGTTTGTTTAACCAATTCAGAACCTAATAAACCATCACCAAGAATTACTATTTTCATTTAAAATTTTTTACAACGGATTCAATATATTCAAAAACTACATCAGTATAGTGTGGTGCGGCCCCAATAAAAAATACTTTATCTAAAACTTTATTAGCTTCAGGATAGTTTGATGAATTGTCTAAAAATGAATATCCCGGATGTAACAAAATATTACCTGCAAAATAATTTCTCGTCTGAATTTTATTTTTTTCCAAATGTTCAACTAATTTATGCTTTAACCCTTCTTCTTCACAAACAAATGGAGTACCAAACCAACTTACATCCGCTTTATCCAAAGATTTAATACCCCTAATTCCTTTTATATTTGAGGTAAAAATATTCTCAATTGTTTCTTTTGATTTTTTTCTATTAGTTTCAATCTCATCAAATTTATCCAATTGAACAGAACCTATAGCCCCCTGTAAATCCAATGGTTTTAAATTATAGCCCATATTTGAAAAAACATATTTATGGTCTATTATACCATCATATGAATCTAACCAATTATTAAATCTTTTACCACAAGTACCACAACTTAACAAATTAGCTGAACCCACGCAGTAGCAATCTCTACCCCACCATGCTATACTTGTTAATAATTTTTTTAATTCTTCTTCATTAGTCCCAATCAACCCACCTTCTCCAGTAGAAATATGGTGTGCTGGGTAGAATGAATTTGAGTATGCTATATAATACTCATTTAAATATTTGCCACCCCATTTTGAACCCAAACTATCACAGTTATCTCCAATTAGTTTTAAATTGTATTTTTCACAAATTTCAATAAGTTTATCAAAATCTGGCGGATTGCCTAAAACGGGGGAAACAAATATTGCTTTAGTTTTATTTGTTATTTTTGATTCTATTTGATTTAAATCAAAATTCAAAGTATCCCATTCAATATCTACAAATACAGGCTTAAGTCTATTTTGATATAAAACAGATATTGTTGTGGCAAAACCAACAGGTGAAACAATAACTTCATCATCATCTTCCCAACCAAAATATTTTTTTAAAGCGGTTATCATTACTAAATTTGCAGAGCTACCTGAGTTTACCATTTGGTTGAATTTTGAATTAAATTTTTTACCAAATTTTCTTTCAAATTTCCAAACTTCTTCTCCAGCAGTAATCCATTTACCATTTAAAAATGTATTAACAGCAGCTTCTATTTCTTTATTATCCCAATATGGGCCTGAGTAGTAAATGGGTGTAGTTCCCGCTTTGAATTCTTTAGAATTGTATATGTAGGGGGCTACATGATTTCCAATTAAAGATTTAATTTCATTTTGTAAAATCATATTTTAATTTTTGTATTTTATTTTTTAAATTTATATAAAAACTATTTTATATAGAGTTATACAAAGTATTTAAAATTTGTTTGATCATATTTAGTATAAAGACCATAGCATGGCACAACACCCCATAAAGGAATATATACTTCATTTGAAATACCAAAAAATAAAGAACTTAATGCATAATTACTTTTTGATAAAATTAATGTTTCGCAATTACACAATAAAAACAAATCATAAGACTCATCAGTATTTGAAATACATTTGTAAGGAATATCCTCTAAATTTTCTTTTGGGTTTGTAATAACAATCACTTCATAATCAGTCTTATCTTTTTTTAAAGAATCTACAATAGATTGTATTCTATTAAATGGTATCGGTGCTTGTCCGCTACAATTTGGATTTATTCTTAAAACATCATCATGTGTAATATGATTTGCTATATTACCATTTTCAATATGATTTTTAAAGTGAGTTGCACACACTCGCCCATCATAATCCGGTCTATTTCTAACATCCTCAAGCCGCAAATGTATTAGAATAGTTTTTTTAGGATTAAATGGTATTGTATAACCGTTTGCAGCGCCTCTATCCATAAATGAATTTTTTATATCGGATGTATAGAGCTGTTTAAATGCTGAAAACATATCAATCTTCACATTAAGTAATGTTCTTGAAAAGGTTTCAAAGTGAGTTGGTGCAGCTAAATCAACAAATTGTGTAAAATCTTCATTTTGAATTGTAGAATTATGCTTATCTATAATATCAAATAAAGTTTGTACAAAAATAGTACGATTGTAATTTTGATTATAATAATTATATGCCCGTATAATGTCCCTACTATGATACCTGATATACATTTTGTTGTTTACGGCATATAGTATTTGTGCTACCATATCCGCTATATTACCACCAAGCCTATCACTTGAACCAAATAAATCTATATACATATTATTTTGATAATTTATTTCTCCAATAATTTAATAAATCTTCCATAGTTTGTTGAATTGTTATTTTAGGCTCCCAACCTGTCAAATTAACCAATTCAGTAGAGTCTCCGATTTGAACCTGTATATCAATTGGTCTGTAATATGGTTCATATATTTTTTGTTCTACTTCACCATATTCAAACATAGATGAATTAATTAACAAATCGGTGTAGTATTGCATTTTATGAACTTCGCTACCACACACATTATAAACATTACCATTACTTTTTGGATTTAGCATCAATAAGTAATAAGCATTTACACAATCTCTAACATCAATAACTACTCGCTCAGTTTGTAGGTTTCCAATCTTTAATATTTTTTCTTGTAACCCAAGTTCCATACAAGCTATTTGATATGCATCGGAACTTATACTAAATATCTTACCCCTACGCGGTCCTGTATGACTGAATGCTCTAGTTACAAACCCATCTAAAAACCCATTACTAGTTCTCTCCTGAATGTATAAATCCATAGCTGCTTTTGATGCTCCATATGGATTGCTTGGTTTAATAGGCGTATCAACCGTCAATTTACCAACATCTTTACAAGTATCACCATAAACTTCACTTGTTGAACAAAACATTAATCTGGTTTTAGATCCTTCCAATGCTGTTATTAAATTCATAGTTGCCGTAACATTTTCTTCATAAGTTAAAATTGGGTCTTTAAAACTTGTAGGTGGGTGTGATTGAGCTGCAAGATGGAATACTCCATCAAACTTTTCATTTTTTAAAAGCTTATCAATACTATAATAGTGCTTTAAATCTAAATAATGAAATTTAATTTTATTAAGTTCATCTAAACTCATAATATCAATTAAATCCAATTCCCTACCATTTGCCGTTCTAACTATACCATGAACTTCGTGTCCATTTTCTAATAACAGTTTTGCCAAATTAGGACCTGCAAATCCTGTAATTCCTGTGATGAGATATTTCATTTTTATTTATTTTTATTTATTATTTAACAATATATGTAATTAACACAATCATACCAAAAGAATGATTTGTTAGTTGTTCCCCAGCCTGTTATACCACTATCAGCTTTTAAACAATCAATTTGTAATTCTGGTTTATATGATTGTTTAATAGCCGTTGATAAATGGGCTCCACCTGACCAAAGACATATAAATCGTTTACATGAATAAATTAAATCAGTATAGTTAAAAATACCATTTGTTTTTATTGGTATAAACCCAAAAGTATTTAACAAATCAATATCAATAACCGATTTTCCATAACTATTTTCACTTAAAGAATATATAACTTTTTCATTTTTAAATGATTCAATATGATTCAAAATCACATTAGTATTGTGAGAATAGTTTGCAACGGATGCGGCATTTAAATCTAAAAATATATAATCATTATATTCTTTTAAATTATTTGGTTTATAATAAATTTTAGGATAATCACTATCGCCATTCATACCATATAGATTTTCTATATTCTTATGTATGGATAGTGATGTATTAAATTCTACTACATTATTTAATGCTAACCCCCAATTTTCTATATGCCCACAATTTGCTTCATCTGACGAAAACCCTTTGATATATGGATTAGATTTCCATATTAAATCATAATGTTTCATATCTCTAAATACGGACTTATCGCTGATATAACAATCAAATCCGTTTTTATGAAACACTTCTGGTAAAGTTGAAAACGCTAAGTGGTCTCCTAACCCTCCCCAATTTATGTATAATATTTTTTTCATTGTTATTTTTTATCTTAAATTCCAAGAAGCTTGTGGGTCGGAAATATTTGAAAATATAGTTCCATTAAAATTATTAATTACAGTTTGATGCAATCCCAAAGCGTCTTGAGAATTGTTATAACTATGGTATTCTATACCTATATATTTAAAATCATTTAAGCTATGTAATATAGTTGGTAAAATATCATACTCACCGCCTTCACAATCTATTTTAAAATATGTACAACCATTGATTAAATATTTATCAATTGTTTCAGTTTTACAATGTGAAACTTTACCTCCAATCTGATATATGGATGAACCTCCACTATTTGTTTCCGGTGTAGATATGTATATATCACCATCTTCCACATTTGTAATAGCCGTTTGATGTAATTCAAAATCGTTTTCTGAAAATCCATTAAGTATTATATTTTTTTTAAAGTTTTCAAAATTTTCCAATACGGGTTCAAAAGCTATAACTTTACATCCAAACCTTTTTTTAATATAGATTGAAAACATACCAACATTTGCACCAATATCAATAACGGTATCATTTTCATTCAAAGATATTGCTTCTAAACCATAAAAGTTATTCAAAAATTCATTCCAAACATAAGGTACAGTATCTGACCTTTTTTTGTCTTGAAATGTAAATAACTGATCATCTTTTGTAAATGTAAAAATTTCTGTGTTCATTTTGTTTTAAATTTTATTTTATCAAGCAATGTACTAAACCACTTGAATTCATATATAATATTTTTTCATTTTAATTGATATAAAAAATTAAATGCGCTAATATCTTCTATTTCATTAAAGTTATTTTCATTAAAAGTACTAATTGGTTTTTTTCCGTGACACGCATTACCCCTTTCAACTTTAGAAACAAATTCAGAATATGTTCTTATATAGTAATGGTTAAGTTGAGCGATGTTGTCATTAGCCAAGTAATTATGTGAGGCGGTGCCTCTGTTAAAATTCGGGTCCACCCACATTTCAGTATCCCAATGATTATTGTGTTTCATTTCAGGTCTTAATTTACAAATACTTTTAAATTGGTGGTGTAAATCTTTTTTTCTTTTTGTGAACCTTTTAACTGAACTAGTTTCAGAATAATCAAAATCTTTTATATTGTTATCTCCAAACATCGCCCAATTTATTACTAAACAATTAAAATCTTTATAATCGTCTATAAATAATTTTATGTCTTTTGTTTTTTTCAATACTAAAAATTCGTCTACATCAAAAAAAGCAGCCCATTCATATTCTGTGTGATATTTTTTTGCAAAATCTACATAACATTTTGTTTGTATATTTTTAACCCATTCAGGCTCATTTGATTCCACATAGTTTGAGAACGATTTACCATCATAAATGTGAAAATGCACCCTTTCGTTTGGTATTGGATTTTTAAATCTCCAATCGTTTTGGAAAATATGAATATCATCAAATCCAAGAAGTAAATGGTAATCAATCCATTCTTGTAAATAGTAATCTTCTTCTTTAGCTATACAAACTAACGATATCTTTTTTTTCATATAATATTAGTTATAATTAGGTGTGTATAGTGAATTAATTTTAAAATCATTATTATACAATGCGTACATAGCTCTTTCTAATAAATATGCTTCTCCAGGCTGTTTACTCCAAGAACAATACATTTTCATAGTATTATAAAAATTTAAATTATATCGTAAAATATCCTGTTTATTAAAAATGTAATTACAACCAGGAGCAAATCGTGTGTAATCATAAAGTATTGGATTTTCAAATATTGAAAACATTAAATCTTGATAGGTTGATACATATTTGTATCCAAATTGACCGTTAACCTGACCATTAACGATGGATATATGTTCGTAGTATTCATCGGTATCTTCTGTTACAAATCCAGAGCAACCATTGGTGAATTGAGGTGCTTCTCGTATATAATTTTCAATTGGTGTAAATGTTTGATTATTTATAATTTTAATAAATTTTAAAAAACCACAATGTCTAGGAACTACATTTCCTTTACAAAAAATAATTACTTCTGGCAAATTATAATAATTATTTGTAATATAATCAAATATATCATATACATTTGCACCAACATTTTTTTGGTGTATTATTTTATCAGATGGTTCAAATCTATGAGCCTTATCATAAATTAAGTAATTATCTGTAAAATCAAAAAACCAAGATTCTTCCAATGCTTCTGGTAACATATTATAATCTGTTATAACTAGCAATGCATCATTAGTAATAATTTTTGGAAATTTATATACTGGGTGTTTTTTTTGAATTATCATAATGTAATTTTTAAGATTAAATTTTAAATTACTAACCAATTTTGTGGATATAGATAGGATAGATTTCTATCTTCAGAAAACCATTTAGTGGGGGCAATCACTTTTTTATTTATATTTTTATTTAAAAATGCGCCCCACCAACTAAAAGTACTATTACATATCACATTATGATGGCACAATGACATTAAACACATATCTTCAAATTGATTTCCTTGAATAAAAACAACTCCATCAGGAAATACTTGCTTACACCAATCAATATCATCGGAAAATATCAAAAAAGTATAGTCGTTATCATTAAAGTAATTTAAAGCTTCTTGAATATATTCGGGTGTAATCACCCAATAGTCGGAATGATTAATATAGTCTTGTCTACGAACGTGAATAGATACTGGATTTTTATACAAATTAATTATTTGATTACATTTAGTAAGTATGTGGGGTTTAAATTTGAATTCTTTTATTATTTCTTCTTCATGTCCGCTGATGTATTCATAGGTTTGAAAATACCCATCTATAACAACATTATCCCCCTCTATGTTTCCTATTGTACAATTTAAATCAAATCCCTCTAATAAATCCAATTTATAGGGAATCCAAATATTATTGGTAAAGTCAAAACAACCATTTTTTTTTATATTTGTATTATCCGGCAATATAATAGGTTGTTTCATAGCAATTGAAATGACTTTTAAGGCAGCATACTGAAACATTTGGTTTCCCAATCTTCCACTATAACCAATACTTTTATGTGTTATCATAACATTCTAAAAAATATGTTTGATCTATTTCAACTGAAAGAATTTTATTAAAGCCCAAGTCTAGGGCTTTTAGTATGCCATCTCCATGATGAGTGCATGTTTCAAAAAATATATTATGATTAAATTTATATTTTTTGGATAATTCAAAAAAAGTTAATCCTTTAATTCCTTCAACTGTGACTTGAGAATGTGTTTTATATATCATATAATTTGCTTATTAATCCAATAATATGTGTCTAAAATTCCATCATAAAGTGATTTAGTTGGCTCCCACTTCATTTTTTCTTTATATAATGTATTATCTGAATTTCTGCCTCTAACACCAACCGGACATTTGAATCCATATTTTTCTTTAAATTCACTACCACCTATATTTTTGATAGTAATGTTTTTACCTGAAGCATCAATAGCAAATTGTGCAAGTTGATTAATAGTAACCATTTCTTCTGAACCAATATTAACCGGGCCTAAAAACCCATCTTGCCTCATAAACCTCAATACTGCTTCTACACATTCATCAATATAAAGAAATGAACGAGTTTGTTGTCCATCACCCCAAACCTCTATCTCACCACCATCAGGAGTTTCTGCTGCTTTTCTACACATAGCGGCTGGTGCTTTTTCTTTACCACCTTTCCAAGTTCCCATAGGACCAAATATGTTATGAAATCTAGCTACTCTAACATCTAAACCATAATTGCGATTAAATGCTAAAAATAAGCGCTCACTAAATAATTTTTCCCACCCATATTCAGAATCGGGATTTGCAGGATAAGCGGAGGATTCTTCGCAATTTGGGTTATTTGGGTCTAATTGATTATGTTCAGGATACATACAAGCTGATGAACTATAAAAGATTCGTTTTATGGAATGTCTAATTGCTTCAGGAGTCACATTTAAATTAATTAAGGCTGAGTTGTGCATTACATTTGCATCGTTCTCACCTGTAAAAATATACCCCGCCCCACCCATATCGGCTGCTAATTGATATACTTCATCAAATGACAGTTCTTTATCGGCTAATGAGCGTTGATTTGGAGAAAACATTACTCTACTTACTAACTTTGGGTCTCGTAAATCTCCGCAGATATATTCATCACAAATATCTTCATTGTTCCAATATTCGTGTTTGGGTTTAATGTCTACTATACGAACCCAAAATCCTTCATTTTTAAGTCGCTTTGCCAAATGGCCTCCAATAAAGCCTCCCCCACCTAATACTAATGCTGTTTTCATAATGTTTCGTAATAGTTGTTTTGTTTTTCTTGCCTTTCAATTGTTTTGGGATGATACAACGACCACTCTTCTTCCATAGGAAGGTAAGCGAATTGTTTATGTCCATCAAGTCTCTCATGTACTTTATTTATCCATTTTATTTCAGGAGTGTTTCTATAAATACGAGTTTGAAAATCAGGCCAATTCACCCATCCATTTTCATTTACATTCCACCCCCACTTTTGAATGTGTTGAGGTGTTAAACCTTCCACCGTGTTTACTCTTGGAACAGCGTATAAATCAACTGAAGAATTGTTTTCTAAAACCAAAGGTAATTGAGATATCAGATTTTTGTGTGGTAATTCATCCGCATCAATCTGAAAAATATAATCACCACTACAAAGAGAATTTAGATAATTTTTATGGTCTGCAAAATGATTATCAAAATCCCTACTATACCACTTATACCAGTCCAATAAGGAGTAGGCTTTGAGTATATCCAAAACTTTAGATGTTCCATTTTTAGAATCAAAAAGAACAACAATCTCATCTTCTTCCCTCTTTTTTTCTAAAAGGAATCCAAGCAATCGTTGGATTTCTACTTCTTCATTTTTGACTGTTAATCCGTAACTTAGTTTCATTTATTTCTTGTTCGTTTGTTTTTTGTTGTGCTTCTCTTACATTCTTTGGTTCTACCATATCAACAGGTTTGTATTTGTAATTGTAAACTACTGCGGACTTGATGTTTTTCCATATAAAAGTTCTATATCCTTCTTGCAACAATTTGTTTCTAATTTTTGCGGTATATATCCCCTTTGATGCTTCATTGAACTCTAACTTTGCTAATTCTAATTTTTTAACTCTTGCTGATTCAGATATTACTTCACGAAACTCTTTTGATAATCTTTCAAATATTTGAGGTCTTAAATAATTCAAGTCTAAGCAATGAAAGTAGTTTTTGTATCTTGGTTCTAAAACAAGTACCCAATAATAATTCAATTCACCATTTACCTTTTCATACTGAAGCTTTGCTACCATTCCCCTCTCCAAATACATTTTGTTTAGAGGTTGAGCATCACTTAATCTGAGTAAGTGTTGATTTATGAATTTCTTATCCGTTGACATCTACTTTTTTCAATTCAGGTAGTTTTATTTTTGGTAGTTCGTTTGTTTCACCAACCTTATTAAGTTTTGGTAATTCAATCTTTTTAAGTGTTGGTAGTTTTAAACCAACCATTTGAGGAGCGGAGTCTGCCCCATACTTTTCCAAGTATTCAGATAACTTTTCGGTCATTTTATCAAAGGTAAAGTTATCTTTTGCATACTTACGATTCTTTCTGGATAGTTCTAAATACTTATTGTAATTTTCGTAGATATCCTTCATATACCCAGCTGCTTCGCTTATATTGATTTTAAACCACTTAGAACCTTTAATCAACCAATCATTCACAGCTGATTGATGTATTTCTTCTAATTCCCCACTAACTAACACATTAAACCCATTATCCAAAAAGTCCATATGACCACTCCACTTAGGAGCAATGATTGGTTTACCACTTATCATTGCTTCTAATAGTGGTCTACCGAATCCTTCACCCTTTGTGAATGATAGATGCGCTTTAACCTTTGTATGGTTGTATAGGGAGTTCATTTCAATATCTGATAAATCACCACTCAATAAATAAATATTAGGTAGTTTTGATTCCCCACTTTCTTTTCGGACCTGCTCTTTCAACGATTCAATTCTTTTCTTTATCTCGTGAGTATCCACATAAGAGGGCGCCATCAAACTTGTTTTTAGAACAAGAGCAGGTGGGGTTTTTTTACCTTTGAATGATTGTAAAAAGGTATATATCATCGCACATACATTCTTACGGTCTTGCCCACATTCGCCAGGCAACCAATGTCCTACGAATAGAAAGCAAAACTCTTCTGAAACATCACTCAATACATCTTTTACAGATTGTTCAACAGGCAGTTTATTATCGTATATCTGCTCATCAAACCCTTCAAAGAGAACTTCAACAGGCTTCGTTAATCCTAACTCACCAACCTTTTGTTGAGTTTTTTCATCCTGCATATCATACTTTATCTCCAACCCAGATTTGGCGTGGTTGGATGATACCAAAGTTAGATTCATTCTATTACACCCCTCAATAAATTGAGGTGAAGCCTGATTTGTTTCAATCCCCGCAGTTATACCAATGTTATAGTTACCCATAGGTTGGAACTCATTTGGTATTGTAATTTGTATCCAAACATCAGGCTTTTGGTTGATTTGTCCCAAAACCAATCTACTCACCAAATCATCATCCATTGGTGATATCAAAGCGTTTTGAGGTGTAGCACCCCATCTCTGAGGTAAAATCTTAACATCCCAATCCGGCCTTGCTTTTATCAAACTACGGACAAAGTCACGACTACGCGCACCGTATCCACTACGGGTTGCTATTGGGCAACTAACTATACATAACTTCTTCATACTTTTACTATTTCAAACTTTTTACGAGGTTTCCAATTTTCAAATACCACCTCCATTGATTCAATAAAGGTTTCACCCATTTTTTCAGCTGTCATATTACCAACACCATTTACAAATGTGTGTGCTAACATCCCCGCTTTTGCTCTTTCATCTGCTGGTGTATCATACCATTCCTTAATTGCGTTTCCAAAATCTCTGAAATCACATCTATCATCAAATATATAAGGTGTCAATGGCGAACCTTGCAATGAACGATTTGATGGCCATACAGGCTTTACCCATTCACCCCAAGTCAATCTACTCAAATAATCAGAACGAACATCATGCAATGAACCCAATTCCAAATAATCATCTTCGGTTAAGAACTTACCATCCATTTTAAACCCACACTGGTCTTGCAATCCACCAGTAACATTTACCACAATTGGTAAACCAGCTCTCATCCCCTCACAAGTACTCAAACCAAAACCTTCATTGGATGTAAGGTTTACAATTATATCACCTGAGTTGTAGTACAGGTTTAATTCTTCAGTTGATATGCCAGGATTTGTAAATACATATTTACCGCCACTGGAACAATTCTTAATAACTTCAGGTATATCCGTTCCATTTTCATCTACAGGTTGTGTGTGTAAAAACAAACAAACCTTATCACGCTTCTCCTTTGGTAATTGTTGAACAAAACTATCAAAAGCAATAATCAAATCACCTGGTTGTTTTCTACGAATATTTCTATTGTTCCACAACACCACAAATTCCATATCATCAATTCCATACTTTTTCTTAAACTCCACCAATTTTTCATCATCTTTTGGTAGTGGTTTAAAATGTTCGGATACACCATGCGGTACATACTTAAATGTCCAATCAGGTAAATCCATACCATACTTTTTCAAACACCTTTTGTTGATACCATAAGTTTGTTTTGATATCGCCATCAGCAAATCACAGCTTGCGTAATAAGGTGAATTCCACAATGGGTCGGGCAAATCATCCCAAATATTATAATAAAATATTGGAATCATCTGCCTGATTTCATGCTCCATCTGATACAACCATATCCAATATCTTGGGTCGGTAAAGTGTAGAATAGCATCAGGCTTTTCCACATTTATCAATTGACGAACAATATCAGGATTTCCATATCCATTAGTGCAGTATATTTTTAGATATGCATCCTCAACACCAGTTTCTTTTGCAGCATCCTGCGATACATCCAAAACCTTTCCGTTTTCTGGGTGATTTAATGCAGCACCTAATTGAACCCAATCGTATTTGTGTAGGGTTTTTAGAACAAACTCTTTTGATTGAGTTGCTATTCCACTAAATAATCTTAAATCATCTGAAAGAAGGAGTATCTTCTTTTTCTTTGGTTTGTTAGGGTCTATTTTCCTAAGCTTTGGTAATTTTAATTCCATAAATTTTCGTAACTAACTTTATTATAAATATTATTTTCTACCCAATAAAAGTTACTTTTGAACCAGTTATTTTCAACATTTTTTTGAAATGGGATAGTTCCCCGTGTGATATTTCTCCAAAATATAGAATCTTATCTGCGTTCCTAGCAATCAACTCATACTGATGCAGTTTTTGTGTTGCGTGATAAGGTTTTTCATAATACGATTCGGTCATTCCGCTGTATAGGTTCATTGGAGTGGATGCTAAGTTATATTCAATATACTTAACACCCATTTCCAATGCCCATTTCTTAACCCACTTTTCAACACCATTCTGATTACCTCTTGAAATCAGTATTAGGTTATCACCATATAAATTCTTTAACTTAAAAACCAAATCTTTGATTTCCATTCGGTTTTCATATCGTTCACTACCAATTAATGCTACCCTGGTCATAATCTTGCTCCTGTAAAATCTCTGTGTTACTTTCATCTTTTCTACGATAAATACTCAATAAAAAATCGGTTTTAATTCTATCAGTTTTTGGACATAAATCGTATCTACTTTTAAAAGGACAAAACTTACATTGCTTATTATTAAATCCAGCAGTTGCTGGGAAATTGTTATCAACCCTATGAGAACCATCGTTATTAAAGGCTTCTTTTACAAAGTCCTCAAACATTTTAAGAGTTTTCTTTATAGTTCTACCCCCATTTGTTGGTGAAAACTTTTGTAATCGGGTTACATTATACATCATCGCCTCATTCAACTTTCTTTTCAAGATTAAATACTTTACATCAATCTTTTTGTATTCAATCCCAAATTGTTGTGAGAAAAAGTGTTTGTATAAAATAAGCTGTGCTGTTTTTGTTTCATCTGCTTTCTGATAACTATTCCAACCATTGGTGGATGTTTTGATATCAACGATTAAGATGTTACCTGTTTCAATTTCTTCAAAAACTAAATCTAAGTAACTAATCATTTTTATGTTTTCCATACCCTTTACTATGGGTTGGTATAATTTTGTCTCAATACCAAACAACTTCCACTTTCTGGTTGAAAATAACTCTGCCCTACTTTTCTTTAGCTCATTCAGTATTTCTATCCCATCCAAATAAAACTCATTCATTTGAGATTTTGTAATCCACTCTTTTAAATCAGGTCTATTTTCTAAAAGAGATTTATATTCCCTAGCCATTGTATCTCTTAACAAAGCACCCAAATCCATTTCATCGGATTCTAATGGAGATTTTGTAAAAAGTATTTTTAACCACTCCTGAATAGTTTCGTGCATACTTGTCCCAAACAGCAGGTGAATAGAAGGCTCATCCTCTTTATGCCCATCCATATAGGTTAATTTCCATTTCTTAGGACAATTAATCCACATTGTGAACTGAGAATAAGAAACCCTCACATCGCCTGGAGACTCCGTTGGGGTTGTAAAATCAAGTATGCTATTAAAACTATTTTTCATAATCAATCAAAAAAGCTGGAAATGGTTCTTGTCCATGCAAACCTAAAATATTGTATTCGTAAAACTCATATGCCTCTTCATAACTCATACCATCCCTCTCCATAAGTTTTGATAGAATGGCTTTAATTGAATAGAGTATTTTTGTATCACTACCTGCCTGCTCAACTCTACCTAAAATACAATCATCAAATCCATCCAATACAATCATACCATCATAAACATCATCTAATATGTTATTTTCCATTTTGTAAGTTTTGAATTTTTCTATCTAAATACCACTTTGCTTTTAATAAATCTTCCAATTCTTTATCTTGATGCTTTTTTCCGGCACGGGATATGTATTTGACTGTATTACCCAAATGAAAATCTAAATCCCATGCTTCTATAACCTTAATTGCCTCATAAGGATTATCTACCCCACCATAATGATTGGGGTGGTTTACCATTTCTTTACTTTGCTGCATCTTTATACATTTTATCAATTTGAGAATCTTTAACTCCATACTTTTTTATAATACTTCTAACCTCATCCTCTGATAATATCTCTAAATAATCATCAGCTTCTCTGCTTGAGACCTCAAAGTACTTACAAATATACGAAATAATTTCTTCAGAAACAACATTTCCGCCAGATTTTTTTATGTATTTATCAAAAGTTTTTTTCTTTGGTAAAAAATCATAATATACCTTATACACCTCCCTAGCACCTAATTTTCCATTGGTGAATCTTTGAACTTCATTTACTAAATCAATGAATTCATAGTTCATACTCAACCAACGATTGGCAAGATAAACCGAAAACGATTTTTTATCAACATCCGAAAGGGATTCCCATTTCGTTTTGTTTTC